AGACGAAGCATCAGACGAAGACGTTGAGGAAGCTACAGACGAAAAAACAGACGAAAATTTCGATGAAATTACACCAGAAGCTGACCCAATGGGCGGTGACGCGGCAGACGACATGATCGATGACATGGAAGCTGACGATGATGGTGAAGAGGATAAAGGCGACGACGAAGAAATCGAAGACAGAGTCGTTGACTTAGAAGATGCTCTTGATGACCTAAAGGCAGAATTTGAAAAAATGATGTCTGACAAAAGTGACGATGAAGGTGGCGAAGATGATGATGCCGCTGACATGGACATGGACATGGGTGATGAAGAGAAGGAAGACGAGGCAATTGAGCCTGCTTCCGAACTTGCTGGCGAAGAACTACCATTAGACGGTGTTCCTTCTTTCGAAGGTAAAAAGTCTGAAGGTGAAGTAATGCGTGAGTATGTTAACAAAGTGTCTCACAAACAAGGTGAAGACAACAAAGCAAAATCACCAGTAGCGGGTAAAAACGATATGGGTGGTAACGCTGGTAACATAGCCGCAGGCGGCGAAGGCGATACTAAAGGTTCGGGTGCGACTCCTAAGGAAGATTCCGCAGGAAACGTAAACGTACCAGGTGGATCAGCTTCAAAGTCTATGAAAAAAGACAGCAAAGGCCACGGCGCTGAGAAAAAAGGCGCAGGCGAATCAGGCGCTGATAGTAAATCACCTATCGGTAGCTAATTGAGGACTTAGGGTAGATGTTAACTTTAACTGAAACACTATCATTCGACCAAGCGAAGATGGTCGTGGAGCATACCGACAACGAGTCAGGTGGTAAGGACCTGTACTTGAAAGGTATATGTATCCAAGGTGGTGTACGTAATGCTAACCAGAGAGTATATCCTGTGACTGAAATCGGTAGGGCTGTTAACACGCTCAACGATCAAATCAAAGGCGGATATAGTGTACTTGGTGAAGTAGATCATCCAGAAGGACTCAACATTAACCTAGACCGTGTATCACACATGATTACTGAAATGTGGATGGATGGGCCTAATGGTTACGGAAAACTTAAAATAATTCCAACTCCGATGGGACAACTAATTTCAACAATGATTAACAACGGCGTTAAAATTGGTGTCTCATCTAGGGGTTCAGGAAATGTTAAAGAAGACGGAAGCGGAGAAGTCAGCGAGTTTGAAATTATTACTGTTGACTGCGTCGCACAACCAAGTGCTCCGGGAGCTTATCCGACTCCCATTTACGAGCATTTGATGAATACAAAACATGGCTACAAGGCATTCAATATGGCTCGCGAATTAAATGGCGATGAAAAGGCACAAAAGTATCTAAAGGAGTCGTTGGTAAACATTATCAACGGTCTTCGCTAATAAGGAGAAGAAAATGTTAGATGCACTGAAAACACTCTTTGAAAACAACGCAATTTCAGAGGAAATCAGAGCAGAAATCGAACAGGCTTGGAACGAAAGGGTTAAAGAAAACCGCTTACAAGCTACAGCAGAACTTCGCGAAGAGTTTGCTCAAAAGTATGAGCATGACAAGCAAACAATGGTGGAAGCCATTGATAAAATGCTTGAAGATAAACTTTCCGCTGAAATTTCTGAGTTTGCGGACGATCGTCAAAAACTAGCTGAAGCAAGAGCAAAGTATGCGGTAGCGATGCGTGAAAACGCTGACCTATTAAAGACATTTGTTGTTGAACAACTAGGCACTGAAATTGGCGAACTACACAATGATCAGAAAGCTATGGCAGGCAAATTCCAAACACTGGAAAATTTTGTTGTTGATTCCCTATCAAAAGAGATAGCAGAGTTTTACGAAGACAAAAAAGACTTGGCTGAAACAAAGGTACGTTTAGTACGTGAAGCCAAAGATCATCTAGCTAAGGTTAAAGGCAAATTCATCAAGGATGCGACAAAGGTAGTAGCAGAAACAGTTGAGAAAGGACTTAAAAAGGAAATTACTCAGCTTAAAGAAGATATTGATTCAGCTCGTAAAAATGATTTCGGACGTAAGATTTTTGAAAGTTTTGCTAACGAATATTCAAACAGCTATCTCAATGAGAAGTCAGAAACTGCTAAACTATTAAAAGTTGTTGATTTGAAGGACAAGCAATTAGCAGAAGCTAAAGTTGAAGCTAGTGAACAGAAAGCACTAGTTGAGTCTAAGGAGCAAGAAATTGCTAAAATTACTGACTCGGCTAAGAGAGCAGAAGTCATTGGTGAACTCGTTGCTCCTTTGAACAAGAAGCAAAAAGAGATTATGACAGATTTGCTGGAATCTGTACATACTGACAAACTAAAGACACAGTTTGACAAGTACATTCCTAGCGTGATTGCAGGAGACACCCCAGCGAAGGACACTAAGGCGATGTTGACAGAAGGCACAGAAATTACAGGCAATAAAGAAAATAATGACATAGATGCAAGTGAGTCAAGAACAGATAATGTAATTGACATAAGAAGACTTGCAGGATTAAACTAAGGAGAAAAAAATGTCAGAACTATTAGAAAGTCGCTGGCAGGATACGAAGACTGCACTTCTTGAAGGCCTTGAAGGCAACCGTAAGTCGGTTATGGGTGTTACTTTAGAGAACACTCGTAAGTATTTGGCTGAAACGGCTACAGCAGGTGCATCTAGTGCAGGCAATGTCGCTACACTAAACAGAGTGATCCTTCCAGTCATCAGAAGGGTTATGCCAACAGTTATCGCTAACGAGCTTGTTGGTGTTCAACCTATGACAGGACCAGTGGGACAAATCCACACATTAAGAGTTCGCTATGCGGACGCTATGGGCAGTGCCTCAGGTACTTCCACAACAGCAGGAGAAGAAGCACTATCTCCATTCAAGATTGCTGAAGGTTACGCAGGTAATCCTAGCGGTACATCTTCAGGCGGTATTGATACAGCAGGTACAACAGCATCACTAGAAGGTAATGCTGGTAACAGACTATCAATCCAAATCTTGAAACAAACAGTCGAAGCAAAAACCAGAAAGCTATCAGCTAGATGGACTTTTGAAGCGGCTCAAGATGCTCAAGCACAGCAAGGTATTGACATCGAAGCAGAAATTATGGCGGCTTTAGCTCAAGAAATTACTGCTGAAATTGACCAAGAGATCCTAGCATCTCTACGTACTTTGGCTGGTACAGCGGCAGAGGCATATGACCAAAACGCTGTAAGCGGTACAGCTACATTTGTTGGTGACGAACATGCGGCATTATCCGTAATGATCAACAAAGTTGCTAACAACATCGCGGCTAGAACAAGACGTGGTGCTGGTAACTACGCAGTGGTATCACCATTTGCGTTAACAGTACTTCAGTCTGCTACAACTTCTGCGTTCGCAAGAACAACAGAGGGAACTTTCGAAGCTCCAACTAACACTAAAATGGTTGGTACACTTAACGGTGCTATGAAAGTATACGTAGACGCATACGCGGCTGATTCAACAGACGTACTTGTTGGATACAAAGGCTCAAGCGAGTCAGATGCTCCGGCATTCTACTGCCCATACATCCCGCTAATGAGCTCAGGCGTTGTTCTAGATCCAAGCACATTCGAACCAGTTGTGAGCTTCATGACTCGTTACGGATACATTGAGCTATCAAACGTGGCTTCTTCACTTGGTAACGCGGCTGATTACTTAGGCAAGGTTTCTATTGCCAACGTAACATTCAGCTAATAACTAGCAGAAGAATTAAAAAGGGCGGCTTTCGTCGCCCTTTTTTTATGATGTTTTTATCTTGCTCTCATACCACTAAATAAAAGGAGACAAACCGTGTACAAACAAAATTTGATACTACCTAACAACAAAACTGTAGCCATACGAGTCAATCCCAAATGTGGCAAAAGCACTGTGGCCAGCATTGTTTGTTATCCCCATAGAGGCAAGCACAAACCCATTATTAATCCAGCTAAAGAACTAGAGCGATATGGCCGAATGGAGCTCACTGATGAACACGAACCTGACTATAGAATAGCTGTTGTGAGAGATCCTGTTCGTAGACTATGCTCAGCATATCTAGATCGTATTGTAACCCAGAATCGGGAAAATCTACAGAAAAAAATACGCTCGTGGTCACAATTTCTAGCGAAACTAGAACGTTTACAGCAGACCAGTCGTGACATGGCAATACACACTACACCGCAGGTCCGTAGACTGGGTACAGATGCCAGTGTGTATGATCGTGTGTTCACCACAGAACAGCTGAGTACTGAATTCCTAGAGTATCTTGAGCAGATAGGCGGCTGTGCTATTCCTCCCATTAAATTTAACGCCACACGGCCCAATCTTGCACGTTACACACCAGTCACAGCACGGGATAGAGAATACATACGAGAACTGTATGACATGGACTATCGTTACTGGGGTTCTTACTTTGATTGACCAGTAAAAAAATAACATTTTGGACAAAAAAACAGTTGACAAATGCTTTTTTCTCTGTTATATTGTTTACATAAGCTACAAAATCATAGCTAGGTTTTGTATGTAGTGCTAGGAAGAGGCATTTACCAGAGTGTCGAACTAGACTGCTTAGGGGTGGTACCCAGGCTTGGTAGTAGAAATACGCTGAGTCACATCGCTCTACCGAGCGGAAGTAGGTTCCCTGGATTTGAGAATGGCATCTCGGTCGAGGGGTTGGAGGTATAACCGAGTCCTCCCTACATTTGCTTATGTTCTTAAAAGGTGTACAAGTTTTCTTGTATGCCTTTTTCCTTTTGTGATAAATACTTGTGTCAGATAGCGAGCCGCGAGGCGGACTTATGCTGTACCCACAGCGTACCGGATAGAACCCGGATCGGACTTCTATAGAGGAGAAAACAAATGGGAAGACCACTTAATAAAAGATTTTTTGGAGTAGAAGGCACAGGACCTACAGCTTCAGGAAACGAAATCAAAGTAAACTTTCATAACGGCTCAGCAGTTAAGGAAGGTTACATCGTAAAACAACTAGGATCAAAAAAATTCAGAGTTGAAGAAATTGAAACAGCTGGAACATTCGATTGTACGCTAACAACAGGAAAATTACCTGCCAATTTAGCATCAGGTGAAATGTCAATTTCAGTACAAGGTTCAGACACAGAAACTTACCTTGTAAGCAAAATTGCTGGAAGAAAAATTACATTATCAGCACCAACAGCAACTGGTTCTAACGCACTAGACGGAAAGTCGCAGACTTACGTACTATCAGGATCAGCATCAGCTGGTATTGCTAGAATGGAAGAAGCTGGTGATGATAACACATTAACTGGTACAGATGACGACGACTTCGCAGAAGACGCATAATGATATATTGGGGAGTTAATGCT